TTACACTTTAGGGTTGTGTGCAATATTTACCCAAAAGTGCCGGATGCAGTAATCGTAACCAGAATAGATGTGCCGGTGCGTACTATCGAAGTATAGCTTGCGATTAGGGATGTTGGAACAATGAATTACAGGATCTTTAATACTACGAATATAGTCTCGCCAACCTTGCAGGGAGTCAAGTGCAGTTTTATGCGTATTTTGGTGATATACAATAATACCGCCTCTGTACTCGTAATCGTTGCCACGGCTATAACGCGTGGTTAGTTGATTAAAACCTTTATAGGTATTTTCATCCCCTTTTTGGAGCTTACATTCACCAAGCCATTTAAAATTTCCATATTGAATATTGATGTCCACATGGCCATTGTGATTGCTATCGTGACTAGCGTTATACCCCATGGCCTTTAATGCTCCGACCAAGCAAGTGGTAATTTGATCTTCTCCAGCCTCATGCCAGTGGTTGGCATTTGATGTCAGCTCATAAAGTTGAAATTCAACATCCTTATTTAATTGGTCGGTAAACGCATCATAATCATCCTCACTAATAGCTTTTTTGCGGTTAAACAGGCTTAGCTCGAGTGGATCTGTTAGGTCAAATTGAAAACTGCTTATCAAGACATCACCTCTTGGCAAAAATCTTGAGAGATTTTGAAATAGCTAGTTACAGCATCCGAGAAAGTCTTAGCATCCACTTCCTGCTCAGTAATTGGGTGGATGTATCGTGAGTCATCGATAATATATTGCTTAAATTCATGAAAGTCCATGGAGATGCTTTCATCTGAATCATTATGTACTTCAAACATCTGTTCTAGTACATTGATTTTCTGGTCAGATAGCATATATAGTGCAAGCTTTAAAATGCGAACACTGTTTTCATCATTGCCTTGTAATCGGGCTATTTGCTTTAGGCGATAATAAGAAAGATGGAGATGGGGTAGTTTATTTGGGCGTGAATAATTTGCCAAAAAATCTAATATATTTCTTAGCGAAGGATATATTTCAGACTCATGGGTGCAGCCGAATATTTGACTGATTTTGTCAAGGTACAGCTGCACAATATCATATTTTGTCATTTTGACTTAGAAAAGGTGACAAGCTTGTTTATTATATCACAAAATCCCTGATGGCTTTTGCATGAAATTTTAGCATAAGAAACAACCAATATTTCTTTTTGAAACTGCTGCCATGGCATTCCAATACTGACTTCATTTTCTTTCTGATATACCTTGTAGATATCATATACACTGACATCCGCAGCCTTAGCACCTGCCGTATGATAGGCGGTCTCTCTGGCATCTTCAATGCCATGTCTGACTTTTGCACGATGTGATACACCCTCATCATCGGCAAATCCCATTTCTTTTACCTTGCCAATAGCTTCCTTGTATAGATTATCAATACATGGAAACAAATCAATTCCTATATCTTTAATTGCTTGTTGTACAGGACCTGTATTGGTAGCATTTACTTCTGAGCGAATAATACGTACTAATTTGGTAATTTGGGCCTGAAGGTTTTCAACTGGGGATTTGCTTGCTAAGTCTGCGGATAAAATCAACCTATTGTTATCATGGTCAAATATCAGTATGTCAAACGCTGTAATTTCAATTGTTTTGTATGCAACAACACGCTCAAAATCTTCATCAGAGTGCTCTGATTTAAGCGCATGAACACCAAGGTCAATCTTAGCAGGTAGCAATCTTTCTGATTTGTAAAGATAGAAATCTATATCGTCTTTTTGTATTTTTACACAGTTGAAATCCACGGTTTTGTCCATAATGGAACTATAGTCATTATTGAATGGCGTGGATACATTATCAATGGCAGAATGAATTTCATCAAAGTTTTCCAACTCTTCATAGATGAATGTAATCTTATCTCTATACAATATAACTGCCATCAAATCTTGTGCGATTTCAGAAGTAATGTTTGCAATAATATTAGTATTGATAGAAGATTCAGATAAATTGTCAATCATGCGAGTGGTATCATCCCACGAGCGTTTGGTTGCCAATCCAGCTTTTTCTAATATGGGATTAACATCATTTCTTAGTGTATATCCGCGATTTTTATAGAAGTTAATCGCTTGTTTGATGAAAAATTTGCCATCTTCAAAGTTTATCTGCATATTACACCTTAATGTTTTATCAATATTGAAAATTTATATTAATGGAGTCAATACTCCACCGTTTTACCCACAACTCTACCACCGCTCAAGATGGCTGACACTCCACACCCACCCAATCACTTCAAACTCACCATCGCTGATCTGCTGCTTGGTGGCGACCTGCTCAGGGAACTCATCAGAATTATCGCTGACGATACGCACGCCACCATCAGGCAGTCGATACAGGCGCTTACATAAGCACAGCTCCCCAAAGCGAATTGCAAAAATCCGCCCATCTTTGATCTCTTTTCGTCCTTTATCGATATAGATGGTGTCGCCATCTTGTACATAGGGCATCATGCTGTCATCACGGGCAGTGACCGCAAAGGCATTTTCAGGCATTACCCCAAGATTGCTCAGTGTACGCTTACCCATGCGTAATTTGCGGGTTTCATGCGTCACATCACCATTGACCGCACCATGCCCACAGGCGAAGGCAATGTCTTTATAAAAAGGGATCTCAGCTTCATCGTCATCCAATGGGGCGCCATTGTCCCATTCGGTGATAGGGGCGAGTTTATCATTATTTTTTGTCATCTCACCTTCGCCGTAATCAAGCCAAGTTATAGGTACACCAAGACATTGCGTAAGCAGTTTCATTTTGTCGTTTCTTGGCTTGGCTTGACCTTTGGAATAACGGCGTATCATTTTAGGAAATTGATCAGCCTTGGCTCGCTCACTTGGCATCACGCCTTGGGCATTGAGTAAATGGGATAAAAACAATCCGCCAAGGGGTAGATGCTTAGCTATTGAGCAAGCGACAGGCGGTAAGGTAAAAGCGGAAGACTTGCGTCCTGATATTAATTGGGAATATGTCAGAGAACAACAAAAAAAACCCCTAGTTATCGCTAGGGGCGGTATCCATTTTCGGATTAACTTAAGGAAAGTTAAATGAACGAATTTATTATACCAAACTCTAATTCTGTGAGCAATGATTTTAATTATTCAAGAACAGATTTAGACGCCCAAGAGCAACAAATCGCTGAATTTATCAAAAAAGGTGGCAAAGTCATCAATCTTGACAATTCCGAACAGCCAAAGAAAAAATCAGCAAAAAAGCGTGATTTTAACAACCAAAGGATAAATAGCAAAATGCACCTTGTTTTGTGCTATCTAAAAAGGTCAGGTAAGCGTATGACTGGCTTACAAATTCAAGAAAAATTCGGCATATCGGCAACAACTTTAGGTAGTCAAACAAGGCTACTGAACGCACAAGCAAGCAAACAGTACAATCAAAACAGCAACCCAAGCAGAAAATGAAACATCAGCACAGCACAGCCAAGCATCTTTATGTGTTGCCAATATTAACGAAGGCTTTTTATCACTATTAAACTGGTGCAATAGATACACAGGGGCAAAGCATCCACCGAAATTTGTTATTAGACAGCAATTTAGCCAACATGCGGTTGATATTGGCTTATTAACACAGCTATCAGGTTTAATTGACGCAGGCAAGCTGCCTAAATCTGTACTGTATGATAAAGCCCGTGAGTTTAATTTAATCAGTGGCGAGCTTAGCAATGATGAAATAGATGGTTTAATTGAACAACCGAGCATGACTTATGAAGCATTTAATCAATTTAGAAAGGCTCAAGGTTCATCTGTCAAATAAGTTTAAAACCACACTTAATGAAATTGATGAGTTTTTACAATTGGTGGTATTTCGTCATGAAATTAGTGAGCTTAACTATAAAGAATTTGAGTTATTAATTGGCGAGAGTAAGCAGAAGCTCTTGGGCTTTTTGGCAGGTTACGCCTTGGAGTTAACCCAAGATTGGCAAGAGCTATACGATTACAGCTATACGCTTGAAACCAAAATGATTGATGATGATAAGCCAGATACGCTAAACATGAATGAGCCACAATTTGACGCAGACAGCCCCATCAAGCTATCTGCTCAGGTTGGTGTAACGCTTAATCAGATTTTGGCTAAGTTTGGTGATGAACAAAGCACAAAGATAAGTAATGCCATCAGCTATGCTTATGCCAATGGCTTACCAAACCAAGAGCTTGTTAGGATTATCCGAGGTACACGCAAAAACCGCTACCAAGATGGGATTTTACAAATCACAACACGCCATGCCAAGACCATTGCCCACACAGGCACAGCCATTGTTGCAAGCCAAGCCAAACAGCAATTTATTCATGATAACAAAGACATCATCAAAGGCATTAAAGTCATTGCAACCTTAGATTTACGAACAAGTGGTATTTGTAGGCATTTGGACGGTGAGATAATGCCGATTGATAAGGCAGTTTATCCGCCCTATCATTACAATTGCCGTACAAGTTTTGAGATTGTCTATGATGGCTATCAAACGCCCAAATAGCGAGCGAGCATGGATGGGGTGGTTAAAAATCAAACTTATTATGAATGGCTAAAAAATCAGCCTGCCCAATATCAAGATGAAGTGTTGGGTAAAACCCGAGCGAAGTTATTTCGTGATGGTGGCATGACAGTAGAGCGGTTTAGGGCGTTACAGCTTGATAAGAACTTTACACCGCTAACCCTAGATGAGATTAAGGCCCAATTATAGGGCTTTTTTGTTGCCCAAGGTTGGAAAACCAAGGGTGTTTTGTGCTGGATAGCACGCAAATGGAGACAAACATGCAATTAAAAACTGATGAAAACGGCTATGCGATTGTACAAGATGGTAAGCCTATTTATGTACATGATGATGGACAAGAAATTGCCTTTGATGCACAAGCAACAATGGCAAAGATAAGCCAGCTTAACTCGGAAGCTAAAAACCATCGTGAAGAAAAGCAAAAGGCACAATCCTTATTGAAATCTTTTGATGGTTTGGACGCTGATGAAGCAAGACGAGCATTAGAGCTGGTGAAAAATCTTGATGATAAAAGGTTAATTGACGCAGGCGAAGTTGAAAAGGTAAAAGCGGAAGCTAGAAAAGCCTTAGATGAACAGCTTGCCCAAAAAGACGCCCAAATCAAAAAGATTAATGATGACTACCGAAGTGCGGTTATTGGCGGTGAGTTTGCTCGTTCAAGTTTTATCAAGGATAAGACCTTGCTACCGCCTGATATTGCCCAAAATGCGTTTGGGCGACATTTTGATATGGTAGATGGTAAAGTGGTTGGTTACTTAAATGGCGAACCAATTTACTCACGCACCAACATGGGTGAGCTTGCTAATTTTGATGAAGCTTTTGAGACCATTATTAACCATTATCCAAGTAAAAGCGATATTTTGCGTGGTTCAGGGGCAAGTGGTGCAGGTGTTAAACAGCCGTTGGCACAGGCAGGCACGACAAACTTAAAGCGTAGCCAAATGTCACTTGAGCAAAAGTCCGCTTTCATCAAAGAACATGGGCAAACAGCCTATTTAAATTTAGGAGCTTAATTTATGGCGATAACAACCAATAACGATGTACTTATTTACAATGAGCTTGCTCAAACCGCTTATCTTGAACGCTTACAAGAGAATTTGGCGGTATTTAACAAAGCGTCCAATAACGCTATTTTGTTAAGTGATGAGAACCTACAAGGTGATTTCACCAAAGAGTCTTTTTATAAGATTGCAGGCGAGATTGAACACCGAGATGTTAACAGCACTAGCGTTGTACAAGCCAAAAAGATTGCCATGGCGGAGCGAGTGGGCGTCAAAGTACCTTTTAAGTTTGGGCCTTATGAAACCACCGAAGAAGCGTTTAAACGCCGTGCACGCAGTGTAGATGAGTTTTCTTTACTGCTCGGGCAAAACTATGCCGATGCTTTAATGGCAGGTTATTGGAAATATGCCACCACAGCACTACAAGGGGCGGTAGGCTCAAATTCATCCATGTTGGTAACGGCTAAGTTGTCAGAGCATGGGCGAAAAGTCATTACCCAAGGTATGAGAAAGTTTGGTGATAAGTTTTCTAACCTATCCTTGCTTGTGATGGACGCAGCGAGCTACTTTGATATTGTAGATGGGGCAATTACCGATAAACTGTATCAAGAAGCCAGTACCGTGGTTTATGGCGGTGCACCTGGTACGATGGGTATTCCTGTTTTGGTAACCGACCAAGCTAAAAAAGATACTATTTTGGCTTACAACAAGGGGCAATTCGTATCAGAAATAGCCAATTACCTGCTTTTAGAGTGTATCAAGACAATACCAAAGAAAACCTAGTGATTGGCGTACGAGCTGAAGGAGCGTTTAACCTTAATGTCTTGGGATACAGCTATAAAGATACGGCAGGGGCTAATCCGAACTTGGCAACCTTGGGGGCAACAGCCAATTGGGAAAAATACGCAACGAGCGACAAAAACACGGCAGGCGTGATTTTAAACATTGCGGAGGGTTGATATGTTAGTTTATAGCAAGCAGGGTAAAAAAGTCTTGGGGGTTGATGGTGAATACCGAAACCCTGAATACTTTGAAAAAACAGAGCAAACAGATGCTGTTACGGCTATTGGCGATTATCCGCACATTGAGCTGGCTTACCAAGCAATTGGCGTAAATGTCATTCGCTTGGGTGTTGATGACACGCCTGCCGTTAATGATGATGGTGAACAAACCAAAGCTAAATCACGCAGAACGCCAAAGGCGGTAGTATGAAACAAGACCCCATCTGTTTTAGGTGGGGTTTTTAGGATGAAACAATGATAACACTTGATGATTTAACAGACATTGATAAGGCTGATGAACAAACCGTGGTTATTGTCAATGCGTGGCTAAATAAGCATAAAATTAGGGCATTTGATAAGACCCCTGACCCCATCAGACAAGCAGGCAGATACATTGCCAAAGCATGGCTTGACGGTGATTTATTTGTCGCACGAACAGAAGGCGTAGTGACGAGCAAATCATCTAAAGCAGGTGATGTGTCTGTCTCAAAAACTTATGCAGATGGTGAGCAAGGGCAGGCGATGAGCCAAAATGAGCAAATCGCTTTAGCACTCATTGAGCCGTATTTACAACAGCCTTTGGGAATGTTTGGCTTGCCTTTGGTTAGGGTGTGAAATGGGGTTAAAAGCTGAAATTAGTACTGAAATTGCCCAAGCCTTTGATGGCGACTTAAAAGATGCTGTCAAAGACTTCACAGCTAAGCGTATCATCTTATCTGATGATGATTGGGCGGTTAATGATACCCAAGTACTATCTACCATCAATTACAGCGGTAGGGGCGTTTTTACAGGCTTTTACGCCCATGAGATTGATAACAAGACCATCATGCAACAAGATACCAAGCTAATTTGTTTGCAAAGTGAGCTGACAGACAGACCGCAGATGAATGACAGTATCAATCAGATGAAAGTGATGAATATCAGCCAAGACCCAGCAGGTATCTGTTATTTCATACAGCTTAGGGGGACAAATGGGGATTAAGTGGCATAAAAAAATCACGGTTGAACCCATTGCTGATAAGATTGACGCCACTTATCGCAAATTTGCCATTGACTGCTATAACAATGTCATCGCCCTAAGTCCTGTGCGTAAAGGGCGTTACAAAAATGCCCATCATATCAGCATTGGCAGTCCTAGCTATGCCGAGACAGGCGGTGGCATTGAACTTGTCTTAGGCATTCCAAAACACACCTACCCCATCATCTACATTCAAAACAACCTGCCCTATGCGTTGCGACTTGAACACGGCTGGTCACAACAAGCCCCAACAGGGGTGTACGGTAATGCCTTTAACAGTGCCATCGCCAATTTGGGTTAATCAAGCTGTCTTTGATATGCACGCACAGCGTCCATGATGAGCTGATTTTGGGGAATGTTTAAGCGTTTGGATAAGGATTTGATGAGTTCTATGTCATCAAGTTTTAGGGTGAATGCTTTGTTTTTTACCCCACGGCGTGCGTTGCTCTCTTTTTGAATTTGGGTTTGGGTTTTAGGGGTGCTTGTGATTTTTGGCATGGTACTTGACCTTTTTTAAAAAATGTCTTATGATAATGGGTAAGGAGTGGCTAGGCGTTTCCACCTAACCTGCCTTGGCGACTGCCATCGCTTTAGGCTTTATCTGTTAGTAAGCTGGATAGCTTAGCAGTAACAGAACGATGATGATAAACACCTTAGCAAGAGTTTTCATCGTTTACTCCTTGTTTTTGGCGTAAGCGTTGGTTTACGCCTTACCAATCAAGCAGACCTTGCTTGATGTGTTGTATTATAGCCTAGCTTATTTAAAAAGTCAAATAATTATTACGGTTTTGTATGAAATTGTTATGATTATTTGGCTTTTTTATCCCATTTTAAAAAAGGAGTTGTTATGATAAAAGCTCCATACAACCCAATCGATGTCGCCAACTATATTGTGGCTGAAGCTGTTAAGAGAAAAAAGCCCGTTACTCACTTAAAACTACAAAAACTGTTGTATTATGTGGTGGTGAAGTATTTGCAAACCCACAATAAACCATTAATTGCTGAAAATGTGGTTAAATGGCAATATGGTCCTGTGGTTAAAAGTGTCTATCATCAGTTTAAAATACTCGGCTCGCTTGAGATTACAGAGCTTTGTGAATATATAGAATCAAAAGATGATAAGAAGCTTTTTTCTGTAAAATGGGCGAATGTTGATGCAAATGTGAAAACATTAGAAAACGACCCTGAGTTTGCAAAAGTTGCTAATACTGTAATTGATGATTTGCTAAGCGTGTCTGCTTTTGGACTTGTGGATATAACACACGCTGAAGCCGCTTGGCGTAATTTCGAGCCTGAAATTTTACAGGGGTTTGAACCTTATTACTCTGAAGATGAATTAAAGGCTGCAACTTATGGCTAATAATGAGTCAATTGCTGAACAAAAAGCCAACTAAAATCGGTTTTTTATATTTAAAATGAACCGCCCATCATCAGATAGGCGGTTTTTTTAGGGTAGTTTTATCAAACAGGACAACCATGACACTCACCAAACACACCAAACGCTTAATCCACGCCCACGCCAAAATCTGCTATCCTACTGAATGCTGTGGGCTTATCATAGATGGGCAGTATTACCCCTGTGATAATGCTGCCCCAAATCCTGCCGAGCATTTTGAGATAGACCACCTTGACATGCTTGAAATGCAGGAATATCACGGCGAAATACAAGCCATCGTTCATAGCCACCCTGACGGCAATGCTGAGCCGTCCGAAGTGGATAGGGTGCAGATGGGCATACATGGGATAGATTGGGTGATTTGTGCTTTTGGTTACCATGCTGATGGCAAAGAGTACTTTGATGTCAAATGCCATAAACCCAAAGCGTATCAAGCCCCATTATTAGGGCGTGAGTATCATCATGGCGTGCAAGACTGTTATAGCTTGGTGCGTGATTATTATCACCGTGAACTTGATATTCACCTGCCTGATTTTCACCGAACTGATGGTTGGTGGGAAAAAGAACACCACTTACCCTTATATGAAAATAACTTCACCAAAGCAGGTTTTATCAAGATGCAAGATGAAACCGACTTACAAAAGCACGATGTCATCTTGTGCCGTGTTGGGCGTACCCATCATGTCAATCATGCTTTGATTTATGTGGGTGATGGCAAGTTAAAAAGCGAAACCACGCCTGATTGTGTGGGTAATGCCCTAATTTTGCACCACCCCCATGGCAGTCTTAGCGTGCGTGAGATTTATGGGGACAATTGGCAAAGACGCACGGCGATGGTGGTGCGTCATCAAGCATCAAACCAAACCAACTTGTAA